TATGCCAAATATGACGGTTCTGCGGCTGCGCCTACTGCCGGGCTTCATTTTTCACTGGAATTACTAGATGAAATCCGCAACAAGGGAGTAGAGATTGCAGAAGTGACGCTCCATGTAGGACTGGGCACGTTTCGTCCGGTAAAAGAAACGGATGTATTAAAACATCATATGCATTCGGAATATTTTTGTATTGAAGAATCAGCGGCAGAACAGATTAATCGTACAAAAGCAGCGGGCGGGCGAATTATTGCGGTCGGTACGACAAGTACGAGGACATTAGAAGCGGTGGCAGATGAAACTGGTTACTTGTCTGCAAAAAGCGGCTGGACTGAGATTTTCATCTATCCAGGCTATTCATTTAAAGTTATTGACGGGCTGATTACCAATTTTCATTTACCGGAATCTACACTGCTTATGCTGGTATCTGCGCTTGCCGGACGGGAAAATATACAAAAGGCTTATGCCGAAGCAGTGAAGCAAAAATACCGTTTTTTCAGTTTTGGGGATGCGATGCTTATAATTTGACACAAAATGTTACATTTGTGAAGTGAGGAGGTTGCATGGATAAAACAGAGTTTGCAAGCGGCAAGGAATATCTGCTGTTGATATACCACAGTGAGAACGGTGTTGTGGATGTGGAGTGGCATGACAATATCGACTCTGCAAAAGGGAGTGTGAATGAAGCATGGTCTGTTGCAGGATATGAGATATTCCATGTGAACGATGCTTCACTTGTAGAAAGCAGCATAAAGTGATTATTGTCCGGGAGTCAGAACGGCTCCCGGAATTTTTTGCATTTTTCCGAAAAATCTTTCCGTAAAACTATTGACAACGTAGGTGACAGTGTTAGAGTACGAGTACGATAAAACAACGAAACATCGAACCACAAGGAGGTAGAGATTATGGATAACAAGAAAGTGATTGAGACAATCGAAAAGAAGCTGGAAGTTAAGGTTGAAAAGGTTCTGGAAGTAAAGCAGGATGGCAAGGAAGTCATCGCCGATGTGAAGGTTGGAGAGACCAGCTGCCGCAAGGTAGTCCTCAAAGAGTCGAAAAACCAGTATGGTACATATTACAGATTTGTTTCTGCCAGCGAGTATGAGCTGAAGGTCGAAGCTGAACCGAAGAAAGCAGAGAAGAAGTCATCCGGAAAGCTGAGAACAAAGACAGAGCAGCTTTGCGGTGCAAGAAGGCAGGAGATTATCAGTTTCGCAGAGAAGACAATCAGCCAGGTGGCATACGGCGCCGCCCGGATCAAGGAAATTGAAGGCGCCGCACTGGAGAATACGGTTATCCGGTTCGTCCTTCTGATGAATGGTGATGACAGCCGTTTCAAAGAGGACATCGCAGTCAGCACCATCAGAGAAGCCGTTGCCGGAGCATAAATCCCATCTGCAAGAAAAAGGCGAAAATGAGACAGACAAGAAACCCAGGAGATATACGGTCTCCTGGGTGTTTTTGTCTCACTATTGCTTGAAGATGAAAGAATGAGACAGTCCATTTTTGAAAGTGATACGCTGCACCATGCCGTCCGTTACGATGATGCTGTCAATGATGCTGGTGAGGAAGTTGCGTAGGACTTCGGCATCTACCGACTGAGCCAGCCGCTTGTAGTTGATGTAGTTCCGGTCGGTCAGCTTCTGACTGATGATGAACTCGCTCGCTTTGGCAATGAACATTTCATCAGAGACAGATTGCTGCCATTCGTCCGACTGCATCATGCCGATCTCGTCATTGATTTCGTCCAACTTTTCAGTAAGAGTTGTCCGCTGGATGATGTATTCCTTCTCAGACATGGCATCCTCAGAATAGAGGTAGAGGTTGCGGAGTCTGTCTAATGCACGTTCCGTCTTTTGCTTCTCGGCTCTCAGAGAGGCAATTTCGCTGTCCTCGCCGTCTTTCGGTTTGATGTTTGCGCCCTTGCCGAATACCGCTCCCTGGACCTTCCCCGAAGTCAGGATGTCATATAAATCAAGCACTCCATCCGGTTCTATGCTGTCGATATACGAAAAGGTATTGCCAGTTAGCAGGATAGCCTGCAAGTCATCCGGAGAGGAGATGTTCTCGAAGCTTCTCTGTGCGTTCAGCATATTGAGTATGTAGTTCATGGCAAACTCCCCAACGATAGGATCAGATGTTGACTTGCCGGTACAAGTGTATGCGTTCTTACGCCGGGTAGGGCATGAGTATTTCGAGTACCGCCAACCGTCCGCCCGGAGAGAAGCCGGGGCAGCGCCCATAGGACAGCCGCAGTTTCCGCAGAAGCACAGCCCGGAGAATATGTGAGTGTACTTTCCGGATTTGTAGTTGTTCTTCTTCTTGTTTATCCGGGAGTTGGCATCCAGCATGGTGATGACACGCTGCTTTTGCTCCCTGGTGATGATAGGTGGATGGTGTTCCTCAATCGTTATCCATTCGGACTCGTCCTTGACTTTCTGCCGGTCGCCTTCCTTCAGCACATTGTACCGATAGTCTCCACAGTAGAAGATATTGTGAAGGATGATATGGAGGGAGACCGGGTTCCATTCATTGCCGGCTCTTGTGCGGTATCCTTTGGAGTTCAGTATGCGAGACTCCCGGACCAGGGAGCGCTCCTTCTCGTAAAGGTCATGGATCAGCTGAACGATAGGCGCTTCCGTTTCGCTCGGAGTGAAGTCGTGGGTATCGTAGTCATAGTCGTAACCGTAAGGTATCCTGCCGCCGTTCCACTGACCGTTATTTGCCCTGGAAATCATGGTGGCTGTCACACGCTCGGAAGTCATGTTCCGCTCCAGCTCCGCAAAGACCAGGATGATTTTGAGCATTGCCTCGCCCATAGCGGTAGATGTGTCAAACTGCTCGTTTTTGCTGACGAATATCACGCCCAGGTCCTTCAGTTCGTTATACATGGTTGCGAAGTCCAGAAGGTTCCTGGAGATACGGTCAATCTTCCATACCAGGAGGTGAGTGAAGCCGCCTGCCCGGATTTGCGACATCATTTCCTGGAACTTCGGACGGTCAGTGTTCTTGCCGGAGTACCCGGCATCCTCGAAGATAACGCAGTCCTCAGTACCGAGCATGAGTTTTGCGTATGCCAGCAGGTCCTGCTTCTGCATTGGAAGCGAGTCCGTGTCTACCTGGTGAAGGGTAGACACCCGGACGTAGATAGCCACCCTCGGATTTGTTTGCTTTAGCTTGGCATAAGCCATAGTACCACCTCCATAAAGAAACGCCCGATTTCTCAGGCGTTCTTCTCCATTGCTTTCTGTATTGCTTCCCCTATTCCGTAATAGTCGCACCATACCGGCTCCAGCTTCATAAGTGATGGGAGCGTTATTGTTTTCTGAACAGGCTTCATCTCGTCCAGTACCGAAGTTGGAAGCACATAGAACTCCCAAAGGTCCAGGTCCAAAGGAGACTCGTCTTTTTCCATAGCCTTGTATATGCAGAAGATATATACATCTGATTTCCGTTGTAGAGGAGTATCCAGTTTTGGCTTTCCGGAGCTGTCCGGCATCCTGGAAGGAGCTATCTGAAAAGAAACGTGATCCGGATGCTCCGTATCCCATGACTGGACGTATGCAGCTGATTGGACCTCCAGCTTGTAACCGTCCGGAGATAGCAGACTGTATTGTTTCCATGCCGATCTGGATGTATCTGTATCTAAGTGAGCCGCCCCGATGGACGATGCCACGATGAACTCTGCCATCACAGAACGGTTGCGGCTGTCGGCAAGGTCTGAGTAAGCCCACCTCCAGTAATCGTTCATGGTGATGCTTATTGGTTTGCCGCCTACCAGGAATGGCTCGTTTCCGATGTATGTCAATATTACCGCCTCCTTTTGTAATCACTCAGCCGGACAATTTCGCAGCGTCTTCCGTAGAAGCAGATGAAGGCATGGCTGCCAACATTCCTTCAATGTAGCCAGTTGCCTTCAAGCGGAGTTCCGGAGAGAGCCGATGGAATGACTCCAGCAGCGCATCGTCTTCCGGATTGGAAATTTCCACTATGTTCTGATTTTGATGCTCCTTGCCATAGACAAGGTAGTCCAGCGATACATCAAAGTATTCAGCGAACTGCATAACTGCCTTTAGGGAAGGAGAACCCTTGCCTTTGCTCCAGTCCGTAAATGTTGAAGTTGACATCCCAAGCTGTTTCGCCAGTTGGGTAGGCTTGATGTCATGCTTGTTCATAAGCCGGTAAACACGTTCCAGTAAGTCAGACATAAAATCACCTCGTAAAATTATTTGGAAAATTCCAGTATTCTCTATTGACAAACTCGAATTTTCCAGTTACGATGTGTATTGTAAATTACAAAACACTACAACCAATCGTAAGGCAAAAGCATACTTGGGAAGGTTAGCAAAAAGCCATACGAAAGGCAGTTTACATTTCCATTCTACCAAAAGATTGCGGAAATGTAAATTACAAATCCGTAACGGAAGGAGGAAAGCTGAATGGGAAAAGTGTTATCGCCTTGGTGTAAGCAGGCAAAGATAGCGATGATCGAACTGGATATGACGGTTGTGGAGTTGGCTGAAAAAATCGGTAAATCCAGGGAATACACTTCCGCCGTAGTCAATGGTCGAATTTACGCCGAGCCGGTGGTAAAAGCAATCAGTGATGTGCTTAATATCCCGGAAACTGCCTGCTCGTTAAATGGTAATTAGATTATAGCAAGAAAGGCTGGTGACGAACATGGGGAAAGACTCCACGAAAGGCAATGATAATGTGTACTTTCGGGCGAGGAAAGAGGCTGCAATATACAATGAGAGGCTATTCAGTAGGGAAGGAGCCGCAGAACTGCTTGGAATTTCCGTTTCCACCCTGGCTGATTACGAGTTGGGGAATACGAAGGTAGTTCCAGTAGATAAAGTGGTCTTGATGGCTGATTTGTATAACTGTCCGGAATTGAAGTATGGATACTGCAAGCATGAATGCCCGATTGGGAAGCAGATGCCACTCGCAACTGAGGCGAAAGGCATTGAAGGAATTGCATTGCGGATGATACAGAAGTTCGATCCCGAAGGACTGAGCGAAATGAAGAACAGCCTGGTGGATATTGCCGCCGATGGAATTATCAGCGATGACGAGAAGCCGAAGCTGGAAGCCATTCTCCGTAAGCTGGATGATATGGCAGTTGTCATCAATGAGATGAAGCTCGTTGGCGAGAAAGCATTAAAAGGATAGGTGTTATCAATGGATGCTGCCAAAATGAAAGAAATTCTGAAAACCGAATATGGAATATGCGATGAAGCAGAGTTCAATGCGGCAGTGTCTAAGTCAGCCGGTATCAACCTGGGGATATTCACCATGCCGCTAACCGAAAGGAGTGTCAGATGTGAACAGACGAACAAAAAAGTGGCTACGGCGTAATGCCAAGATACTCGCCGTATGTGGAGGAGTAGTATACCTCACAGCCGGCGTTGCTAAATTGGCAGCGGAGCCGCAGGAGTCGGAGGTTCCTAGAATGGTGTTTGCACAGATACCGGAAGAAACCGTTGTACCGACAGAAACACCGGAAGTTCCGGAAGAAACAGCAGAGCCGGTAGAAGCCGGATACCATACGATTGTGATGTCGAGAGATTAGGATGCCGATGACTCATACCGCCTTGCTAAATTGGCTATGGCTGAAGCGGAAGGCGAAGATACTGAAGGAAAAGCACTTGTGGTTATGGTAGTTCTGAACCGGGTGTGGAGCGATGATTTTCCCGGAACGATTGAGGAAGTCATCATGGAAGAACATGGCGGAGTCCATCAGTTCAGCGTCACGCAGAAAGAAGGAAGATGGTGGAAAGTAGAGCCGGATGCCGATTGCTATGAAGCGGTCGAGATGGTGATGACCGGATGGGATGAAAGCCAGGGAGCGTTGTACTTTGAAAGCAGGAGCGATTCTGTATGGCATCAAAAGAACCTGGACTTCCTATTTCAGCATGGCAGCCACTTTTTCTACAAGGACAAGGAGGAGTAGGCGATGAAAAAGATGGAGAAGTACATCGTCCGGAATTGGATATGGCTTGCGACTGGATTGATCCTCACTCGGAAGGCTGTTGAGTTTGCCTATGCTGAGAGAGGATATGTAGCTTTTGGAGGAGAATGGCTTGTATTGCCGGTAATGATGATGCTGGTCCACATAGTAAGAGATGTGAGAAGCAGCCTTTTCGCAACATTTGGGGAGGAGGTCGATGCTGGTGACAGAAGAACTTCAAGGCATCATCGCAGAATGGCGAAATAAGGACGTTCCCATATCAGACGAGGAGGCAGAGTACATCTTGTGGTATTGCAACCGGAAGATGGATGTTTGCAAGACAGAGAACCGGAAGGAGTATCTGCCGCTTTTGTATGCGGATGAAGTCAAGAATTATCTTTTCCGGAGGGCAGTTAATGCAACAACGATGCTCCGGAAGCTGGAGAAAGAATTGAAGGAGGAAGGCAAATGTGCAGTATGTGTCTGAGTTCACCTTGCCATCCGAGATGTCCGAACGCTCCGGAACCGGTGGCGATTTTTATGTGTTGCAAATGTGGAGAAGGAGTTTTCGAGGGTGATAAGTACCTCGATACTTCAGAAGGGCAGATTTGCGAGGACTGCCTGGATGATATGACAGCCGATGAATGGCTGGAATTGTTTGGAGAAAGCCTCGCAATAGCAGAAAAGGAGGAAATGTAGATGGCTGAGAATAAGCAGGCACCGGCGGCGCCGCAGCCTAAGAAGGTTCCGGTCGTGAACCAAGTCAAGAGCATCCTGGGAGAGGAGAATGTCAAGAAAAGGTTCCAGGAAGTGTTGGGGAAGAAAGCTCCTCAGTTTATGGCATCAATCGTCAATGTAGTAAGTGCCACACCTGCATTGAAGAAGTGTGAGCCGAACTCTATTATTGCGGCGGCGTTTGTTGCTTCATCATTTGATCTGCCGATTGACAGTAACCTGGGATTTGCTGCGCTGGTTCCGTATGATAAGAGTTTCAGAAACCCGGCTACTGGAGAATGGGATAAAGTGAAGCTGGCACAGTTTCAAATGATGTATAAAGGTTTTATCCAGCTGGCAATCAGAACTGGCGAATACGAGAAGATGAACTGCTCTGCGGTGTACCAGGACGAAATCGTAGATTACAACCCTATCACCGGGGAGTGCCAGTTTGTTACAGAGTTCAGCGCCTGCGAGCAAAGGAACAATGGAGAAACGGATAAGATTGTCGGATATTACGCATGGTTCCGGCTGAAGTCCGGCTTCACTAAGGAACTGTATATGAGCAAGAATGAGGTTCTCAATCATGCGAAGAAATACAGTCAGTCATACAGATATGATCTGAATGACAATAAGAATAGCAGCAAGTGGTCTACCGATTTCGATGCGATGGCATTAAAGACAGTGATTAAGCTGCTGTTAAGCAAGTGGGGTATCCTCTCCATAGAGATGCAGAAAGCAATCCAGGACGATCAGAAGACGTTCGATGAAGACGGAAACGAGAGTTATGGAGATAATGAACCGGATTTGGATAACGAGACGGACCCGTTTATAACGCCTGCACTGGAGGACAACCAGGGAGAAGCTGGATCGCCGGAAGATGAAGTAGAGGAAATAGATATTACGAAGTAAAGGAGGAATGTGGCACATGGAGTTGTCGGCAGAGAATTATTATAGCCAGGAAGCGAACCTGGAGTATATGTCTGTTAGCCAGTTCAAGGACTTCGCCGGAACGTATGGGAAGATGCAGTGCGAGTTCTATGGAATGGAAAAGCTGGCTGGAAGATGGGAAGATGAAGAAACCACCGCATTGCTGGTCGGAAGTTATGTGGATGCTCACTTTGAAGGAAGCCTGGAGAAGTTTAAGAAGGAGCATCCTGCATTATTCAAGAAGGATGGCGGTCTGAAAGCTGATTACGTCAAGGCAGATGAAATCATTGCCCGGATAGAGCGAGATGAATATTTCATGCGGTGTATGTCCGGGCAGAAGCAGGTCATTATGACCGGCGAAATGTTTGGAACCAAGTGGAAGATAAAGATGGACTCATACCTTCCCGGAACGGCGATAGTAGATTTGAAAGTGATGGCATCCATTACAGATTTGAAGTGGGTAAGAGACCTCGGATACCTGGATTTTGTAAGGTATTGGGGATATGACGTACAAGGGGCGGTATATCAGAAGATAGTCGAACTGAATACCGGGAAGAAACTGCCATTCTTCATAGCCGCCGCTACCAAAGAGAAAGAGCCGGACATACGGGTGATTAAGATTGAGCAGAACTATCTCGATGAAGCACTCAGTCTTGTGGAGCATAATATCCAACGCATCCTCAGAGTAAAGAACGGAGAAGAAGTGCCGGACAAATGCGAGCTTTGCGATTGTTGCAGACACAGCCGGGTATTGAAAGGCTATATCTCCATCAACGATCTGACTGCAAACATCTGATGTACGCAATTTAGGATGGAATGGTGGTGATAAGATGGCGTGGATAAGCGTGCATGAGCAGGTTATTGGAGGGAAGCTGAGAAACCTGGCAAAGGAAATCGGCTGTTCGCAGAATGAGGCGTTGGGGGTTTTGATACGGCTATGGCTGTGGGCGATTAACAATGCCGGGAAGGATGGCTGCATTGTTGGGGCAGACAAAGAAGATGTCGCAGAAATCCTTAATATCGGCATCGACAGAAGATACAGTGCTGATGACGTTGTTGATGCCTTAATCGCTACGAACTGGATTGATATGGAGAATGGCTTGTATATCCATGATTGGGAAGAATGGCAGGAGCAATGGTACAAGGCAATCGAGGTCAGAGAAAGGGATGCGGCCAGAAAAAGGAAAGAAAGGAAGATGAAGCGGATGGCTAAACAGATGGCACAGCAAAGCATCCCTTTGGAAGAACCGCCGCAGGAGGAAGACATGGAGCAGGATTTACCTACTCCGCACCTTAATATTCCACATGAAGAAGCACCAAAACAGAAACCAGCAGAATACTCAAAAGACTTTGAGGAATTTTGGGAAGTGTACCCAAGAAAAGTCGGGAAGGGAGAGGCTTATAAGAAATATAAAGCAAGGCTGAATGACGGATGGAGCGAAGCGGAGCTGCTGGAAGCCGCCAAGAACTATGCTGGCAGAGTTGCCAGGGAAAGGACAGAGCAGAAGTACATCAAACACGCAAAGACGTTTCTGTCTGAGAATACTCCGTTTACAGATTTCCTTCCGAAAGGCAGCAACATAGAACAGCAGGCATCAACGGACGATGTTGATGACCCATACGCAGAATGGAGGAATTAGATGGAGACAAATGAGGTTGTTGGAGAAGTAAGTCTCTGTGAAGTCTGCGGTGAACGCACTGAAAGAGAGATAGATTTTCCGGTTATGGATGGAAAAGGCGGCACCAAGAAAATGAAGGTGCATTGTATGTGCCGGTGCGAGAGGGAGAAAAAGGAGGCAAGAGACCGGAGGATGGCATACGAGGAGGAGCAGCGGAAGATTGATAATCTGAGACAGCTGAGCCTCATTGATGCAAAGTCCAGGAATGTACGCTTCTCGACCTACCAGGTGAATGAGGAAAACGCAAAGGTGTTTGGGATTGCGAAGCGGTATGTGGAGAATTTTTCAGAAATGTATAGCCAGAACCAGGGAATGTTGTTTTGGGGCGATGTTGGAACCGGGAAAAGCTATACCGCCGCCGCCATAGCGAATGAACTGATGGAGAGATTGCAGCCGGTGATTATGACATCATTTGTAAAGCTATTGCAGGATATGCAAGGTTTCGACAGTGATGATGGTGCATATATGAACCGTCTGAACAGGGCGAAGCTGCTGATTATAGATGACCTTGGAGCTGAAAGAGGAACCGACTTCGCATTGGAGAAGGTGTATGACATTATCGACAGCAGATACCGAAGCGGAAAGCCGGCAATCTTCACTACGAATTTGACGATGGGGCAGATGAAGGAATGTACCGACATCCGCTATAATCGCATCTATGACAGGATTTTTGAAATGTGCTATCCGGTCAAGTTCAATGGATTGTCCTGGAGGAAGCGTGAGGCGGCAGGAAGGTATGCCGACATGAAGAAAATACTGGAGGGTTGATTATGGCAGATGCAGTGGAATTGAAGATTTACAGCAAGGAGGACCGTCTGAAGGTGGCAGCGATTTTGATTGACAACGGATATACGGTCAGCCAGGGGAAAAGACAGCGGACTCCTACCGGGAAAACGCTGGACTATTTCCTCAAAGTAACAGAGGACGGTGATAATGCAGATACGTCCAAGTAGGAGGTGAACAGTGCATAGTGAAACAAGTTAGATTTATAGTCTTTGGAGAGCCGAAAGGGAAGGGAAGACCCCGGTTCAGCACTCAGACTGGCAGAGCCTTCACACCGAAGCAGACGGTCAACTATGAGACTTTGGTACATACCGAGTATATGGCTCAGTGCAAAGGCTTCCGGTTTCCGGACGATGCAATGTTGGATATGAGGATACTGGCATACTACTCCATACCGAAAAGCGGCAGTAAAAAAGTCAAGGCTCAGAAGTTGGCGAACGTCATCCGTCCGACTAAGAAACCGGATATGGATAATGTTGTGAAGATGGTGGCGGATGCCCTCAACCAGGTGGCATACAAGGATGATACTCAGATTGTTGATTGCCAGGTCCGGAAGTTCTTTTCGCAGGAGCCAAGGATAGAGGTTATAATTCGGCAGATTGGAGGTGAAAACGGTGACTGAGAGAGATGCGATAGAAGTTGTGTCATTTGCGAAGCAGAGTATGCGAAGTGAGTACGATCAAAAAGGATTAAATATGGCAATCAAGTCTTTGGAAGCGTGTGAAAAATTGAAAAAAGTCGGATATTGCCATAATTACCAGCAAGAAAGACCGGATTTGGTTGAGTGGATTGACGAAGTAAATAAGCTGATAAGGCAGTTAAATCAAAATTAGGATTTTCCGAGGAGTAGAGGATAGAGGCAATTATCCGGGAGGTTATCCCGAAGGAGGTGATGGAAGAAACATGAATGTATATCTTATGGTTGTCGGCGGCGTTTTCGCCATAGGAGCGATTGCTGAAAAGAACAAAGAGAAGGCAAGGTATATGTTGGCAGGATTTGCTGTGTGTGTTATCGGGCTTGTAGCCCTGCAAATTTTATGATTAGGAGGAAGAATACATGGCTGATGAATTGAGTTTGGTGATTGAGAACCCACACGAAGGGGAGTTCCTCGAACACATCGACTGGAACAAAGAGGAGTTTATGGAGTTGGTGGCATCCATAACGGAGCAGTATGAAGGTCTGACTTATACGGAGGATCAGATGAAGTCGGCGAAGGCGGACCGGGCAAAGCTGAACGCCATGAAGAAGGCAATATCTGACCGCCGCATCCAGGTGAAGAAGGCTGTCATGGAACCGTACACGAAGTTTGAGGCGGAGGTCTCAGAGGTTACGGCTCTCATTGATAAGCCTATTGCCATGATTGACGGACAGATTAAGGAATACGAGGACCGTACCAAAGAGGAGAAAAAGGCAGCATTGAAGAAGCATTTCGAGGAGATTGCTGCTGACCTGGAAGGCATCCTCACATTCGACAGAGTGTTCGATCAGAGGTATCTGAACGTATCTGTCAGTCTGAATAAAGCAAAGGCTGACATCCAGGAGAAGGTTGACCGGGTGCATACGGACCTTAGAAGCCTGGAGGGTTTCTGCGAGGAGAAGTATCTCACCATAGCGAAGGATGCTTACATCCGGACACTGAATGTATCGGATGCACTGGCAGAGGCAAGGCGGTTGCAGGAATTTGACCGCAAAGCGGAGGAGGAACGGCTCCGCCGGGAAGAGGAAGCGGAAGAAGCAAGGCTTGCGGCTGAAGCAAAGAAGGCTGAGGCAAAAGATGCCGAGACTGAGACCGAAACAGCCGAAAGTGTTACCGAAACCTCGGAAAACGTAACCAAAGAGGCTGAAAACGTGACCGAACCGGAGAAAAGCGTATCAAAACCTATCGAAAACGTGACAGAGCAGGCTGAAGTTATTCCTCCTGCTTCTCCGGTAGGACCGTCTATTGATACCCCGGATATGTCCGCAGGAAGCAAAAAGGCGATGGAGGCAGATAGTAAGCCTTGCAAGGCATCCTTCACCGTATATGGAACAAAGGCTCAAATCATGGCACTCAGAGAGTACATGGTTCAGCATAACATCAAATTTGGAAAGGTGGAAAAGTGATATGGAAGGTTATGAGCAGGAGTTGCACATTAACGATGAACTGTTCGCCGGAATGAGAGAGGATGCAGACAGGGTTTTGCAGAAACTGCTGAAAAACATGGTTGAAAAAGACAGCCTGGAAGGGAAGGTGACTATCGGAATTGATGTCACGCTCGTCCAGGAGTTCATTCCCAATCGTGATCCGAACATCGAAGGCGAGACAAGGAGAGTCTTGACACCTAAGTTTTCTCATAAAGTCGGCTCTGTGATGCAGAAGAATGAGGCGAAGGGTGATCGCAACTGTGACGGTACTGAACTGGTATGGGATGAAGAAAGAGGTGAATATGTCCTCAGACCGATTGCCAATACCGAACAGATGACAATTTTCGATGCCGACTTTCGCTGCGTCAATGATGAACCCGGCGGAGAAGGAGGAGAAGAAGGACAGCCAGCCCTCGAAGGGCGGTGTGTTGCAGCTTTACCTGGACCTTCTGATACAGAAGGCGATGGAACGGAGGAAGAAGTAGCTGAGGAGGCTCCTGGCGGCGATACGGAAGGCATGGACGGTGCTGAAGATGGGGAGACAGAGGATATGTCTGATGCCTTCGAGCCAAGTGAAATGCCTTTTGCAGACGGCGAGGATGACGGATACAGCTACGAAGAACCCGGAGAGGAGGAATAAGCATGAGTACAATGAGAAGCCTGGCAAGGACGGTTGCAAGAAACCAGAGTTATAAGAAAAGCCGCACCACAGATATGTTCCAGTATTTCTTTACTAAGATGTGGAGAGAGAAGGGGCATCCGGCGAGTGGAATTGACAGACCAACAAAGAAGCGGAGGAGATAGCATGGAGATTAAGAGACCGAATACGCCGCAGGATGGACCTGCTGATGGAGTTATGGGAGTTGTTGAATGTATCAGAACTGATTTCCTGGAAAATCCGGCGGAGGGCGAAGCCGCCTTCCAGCAGAGGGATAAGAGCCAGGCACATATTACGGCGAGCGTTGAGATTGGAACCTTTGGGATCAGAGATATGGCAACTGGAGTGATGCTGACTGTCTGCCTGGAGGATGCTATGGAGATTATGAAGGAAGCTATTGATGCTTCCGAGAAGGAGTAGCTTATGGGAGATATATCACAATGCAGAAGTTGTGGTAAAAGGATCATGTTTATCCGCATGAAGTCTGGAAAGAGTATGCCGGTCAACCCTACATTCGTGAATTTCAAAAAGAACCCTGGAGGAAAGGACAGAATTGTCCTTCCTTCCGGGGATGTAATAGCTTGCGATGCGAATGTGAGTGTTGAAGATGCTGATGGCTACGGTTATGTATCACACTTTGCGACCTGCCCGATGGCAGGAAAGCACAGAAAGAAGACGAAACAATGAAGTATATAGCAAGTTGGAGCGGAGGAAAGGACAGCACAGCAAGTATCATTTTAGCACATGAACACAATGAACCTCTCGATCTGATTATCTTTGCAGAAGTTATGTTTGATAAAGAAATAAGTGGAGAATTGCCAGAACATATCCAATTTGTAAAGAGCTGCATACCAATCTTTGAGAGTTGGGGGTATCCGGTTAAGATACTTCATTCAGCAAAAACATATATGGATTGTTTTCACCATAGAACGGTGCGAGGAAAAAGACTTGGGATGAAAAAGGGTTTTGTTATGATTGGCAGGTGTGATGTTCAGAGAGATTGCAAGCTGAAACCAATACATGAATTTTGGGATAGCATGACTGAAGATTTTACTCAGTATATCGGCATAGCAGTAGATGAACCGTTGCGAATTGGGAGAATAGTAAAGACAAAGAACCAAGTATCACTATTGCAAAAATACGGATATACAGAGGAGATGGCTTATGAATTGTGTCATAAGTATGAGATGCTAAGCCCGATTTATAATTTTGCTCCAAGGGGGGGGTGTTGGTTCTGCCCTAATGCGAAGAAGCCAGAATTGAGAAGACTATATGATTGCCATAAAGATTTATTTAGCAGACTGATTGAATTGGAACACGAGTCGGATTTGATTGGAGATGTGTGGGATACGCTGCATAGAAAAAGCATATCCGAAATAGCAAAAAGTTTTGCTGATGAAGATACGAAAATGGCGAGCATCTACTGGAAAAATTGAAAAGAAAAAGACCATGCCGTCTATGCAGCACAGCCTTCGTTCTCTAATACGTTTGCAACTCCTATTATAGGAGGTTATTAAGAGAATGTCAAGGAGGTAATGCACAGATGGGAAGTAATGTGAAAAAATATGTGGTAACGGAGAGTGAGCTGGCAATGATTGCCGAGGTTGCCGCTGAAAAAGCAATCAGTACATACAAGAGGGAGCAGGAGGAGCAGATACAGCAACAAGCCGAGAAATGCCGGTATAGTGCGAAACTGCTCATTATCCATTATAAGCGGCTGAAGCGGATGAAGGATACCTCAGTGTATGATGCAAATACGGTTACGGATGCCACACTTGCGGAGATTTTTGACAATATGCTTGGAAAAATCCGATTGAATGAGTTTGACCTCACAAGCACAAACCGAAACCGGATTATCACCGGGATGCTGATGAACCATGTCGATGTTCAGCTGGATAATTACCGGAAGGAGTGCGGAAAGTCTAAAGAGCAGGATGTAGCCCGGAGATACCGCATAGTTGAAATGATGTATCTCCGGGAGGAGTCTCTGACAGCAGATGAAGTTGCTGATGTGGAGTGTATTGATAAAAGCAATGTGTACCGCACTTTGGAAAGGGCATATGATGATCTGGCAGTCCTGTTTTTTGGAGTAGATGGGGCGAAGATGGTGGAATTAAGGAAGCGTGAAATCAAGGCAAAAAGGGAGCGTTCAAAGAAAAACAGAACGAAGTGAAGGCATCGTGCGAAAAAGTTGCACTTTACCTGCGAATGGGAAAGTTGTAATATGATAAACAGCCAACAACCCATAATGTCACCACCGACACAGAGCCATGTAGTTTTTCTTCCCAAAAGTGCATGAAAGAACGCCCAAGGATAACCTCCCTGGGCGTTTTGCTGTCCGGTGTATCAATTAACGAGCAGGACTGTCTCAAAGCGGACGGTCTTTTTTGCTGTCGGAAGAAATGTCCTCGCAAGCACTCAGTATTGCCGGGCAGAGTTCATTGAATGACAGCTCCGGAGACCCCAAGGTCTCCAGCTTGGTGAGAGAGATTGTTTTCTGCTCACCGCACTTTTCATTAAGGACAGATGTTTTGATGACATAGAATTTCCAAAGGCTCATGTCGAAAATGTTCTGTTCTTTCGTAGTCGCTGTATAGATGGCGAAAACATAGATGTCGGAATTACGCTGGCGTTCTGCATCCGGGCGGTAATCACCAATTTCGTCCGGTACTTTTGCCGGTGCTATGCTGAAGGAAATTCTAGGCGTAGTTCCAGGATGCGGTTCCCATGCCTGGACGTATGCAGCCGATTTCACTTCTATGCGGCATGGCAGAAATTCAGTAGAGTTGGAAACTTCCAATTTTTCGGGGGGGTAAACGCTTGTTCGATATTTGGTCCTACGAGGTCATAAGGCTCGAAGTTGTAACGGATGTCAGTGTTGGTGTAAATTCCCCCTAGTTCCAGGGCAGCTTTTACAACGAACTCCG